GCTGTCAGACACTCGCTCCCAGACGTAGAAGTCGTATGGCAGGTCGCCACCTTCCAACGGGTTAAGGAACGCTTTAACGATCGTGCTGTTGATCATCACGACGCATGCGCTGACTGCGCGGAGCTCGTCCTTCTCACCCATCTTGAGGCCAGCGGCTTCCAGGTCGTCGTGATCGACTTCGCCCCAGTAGCTCCACATCTCGTACACGTCTCGCGCAATGTCGCGCTGGTCATCGTCCTTCAGTTCCTGGAAGGTGGCCGACTTCTTTGGGCCTTCTTCCAGCACTTTGCGAAGCTGGCCCTTCATAAACCCTGGCTGCTTGGCCAGGTCACGAACTTGGCGGCTGGTCAGCTGCTCGCGCTCGTAAATGCCTTTGCCGTTGTGGATCGAATCACCACAGCCTGGGTCTGGCCAGATGTTGCGCGGATCAACGCTGAATGAGGCGGGTGTCACTTCGTTCACGATGTCCAGCTGGTGGATCGTGTTGCCTTCCATGTCCTTGTATGGCTGCCAGGCTTTGCGCGTGCGGTTGGTGACGATCGGCCCCTTGATCACGCCAGTGCCCAGGCGCGCCGAGTTGTGAAGCACCTTGCGCAGCTCGCCGTTGTAGTCGCACTCGACCAACTGGTCTTCGATTTCCAGCTGCATGGCGTCCGACTTCTCGCGCGCCGTCTTCATGGCCGCGCGCGCAATGTCGCGCATGGCCAAGGGCTCGCCAGTATCTGGGTTCATCAGTGGTTGGCCAGTCTCTTTGTCACCGGCCATCTGGGTGTCACGGCTCATGGCCATGAGCTTGGGTTTCGGTGTGGGCTTGATGCCCCAGTTGCGGTCGTCGGTAGGCAACAGAATGTCGGAGATGCGTGCCTCTGCCGCGTTGGTTTTCTGTCTGGTCAAGCCGATGTAGACGGTTGAGCGGTGGGGCTTGGCACCCTGTGTGGTAACCGGGTAGCCCTGCTCAACGCTGGTCATCATCTGGCTGGCTGCCTTGTTGACGTTGTCCTTGGCGTTGTACTGGTCCTCGTCTTCGAGCCAACGCTTGTCAACCCCGTAGCTGTAGCGGGCACGTATCCATTCGTCTCGCTGGTGGGACATGGATTGGCCAAACGCTTGCAGACGTTCCTGCGTGCGCTCCATCTCCAGCTGGGGATCGACAACTTCTACATCAATTTGTTGGGAGTGCATGTGTTGGTCCTATCAGGCTGGGCGGTTCATCTGGGCAGCAATGATGCCCGTGCCCATGGTTTGTTTGATGTTGCGGGTCTCGGGGTTGACGCCGGTCTTGGTTGCTTGACCGTCAACCAGGCCACCTTGGACCGGCTGCAATGTGGGTGGTCGCCGCATGACCTCGCGGCCTGATGCCATCGCTGGTGCGTTCTGAGACTTGGCACCCTGCATGGCCGTGTTGCGTGCAGCGGCCTGGTTCATCGCGGCCACGTTAGCTTGCGCGGGCGACATGTCTTTTTGCGGCATCATGTTGTAAGGTTGTTGCATGGTTATTTCCGATCCTCTGTTAATTGAGAACGCTTACCGGCCTCATCGTCCCACATGCTTTTCTCGGCGGCCCACTTCTCAGGCACAGAGAAGTAGCGGTCGCCCAGCTTGATAATCGCAGCGCCTCGCGCACGCTCAGCTTCCTCTGCCTTGTCCCACGTTTCGTGGCCCTTACCTTTGAGAACGATGTAGCTCTCGGCAGGCAGGCCGTGTCGTTGGCGATCTTGTTTGCTGGCACGGGTGACCGAGCCCCAATGGCCTTGGTTTTCGCCAGTGCCGGTCGGGCCAAGGCCGCCTTGTTTGGCGGTATCGTAATCGTAGTCCGAACCTTCCGGGTCAAACTTTGGCATGTCAGTATCCAGTCACAGGGTCGAATACGCCAAACGGCGTGATGTTGGGCATCTTGTTGCCGCGTATGCGGACTTCGGCTTCTTCTTGCGTCTTGGCAAACCGGCGCATCATCATGCCGTACCTGGTAGCTGACATCAAGTCATCGGCCTGCTTGACGACCAGGCCGTCTTTGCGGTGGTACAGGCGGAACTCCTCGAACCAATCCTCCAGGTGAGCAAACACCCGAAAGCGCATGGTCTGCATGCGTGTCAGCATCTCAGACAGTCCGGCCTCTACGCCGTTGCTGCCATCCTCAAATGTAGCTCGGTCCTTCAACAGGTTCAATCCCTGATCGCGGTACTGCTTGGCCAGCTGTTCGCCGGACCCGCCCTTGTCACGCTGCAAGCCATCATGCGGCCAGGCAACTGGCACCCACTCGCCCCTGGCCCGAACGGCCATGGCGTGCCCGGCAATGCCAGGCTCACTCTTGCGGTAGCAGTCCGTGACATAGATCGTGTCGCTGTCTCGGTCCCACGCCATCCAGGCAGCTGCGGTTGGGTGGTCCACACCGAAGTCGATGCCCATGATGCGCGGCCAGTGCGCCGGAACCGGGAAAGGTTTTACCTTGATTGCCTCTTCGGCAACCGGGAAGATGCGCCCGCTGCCCAGAATAGGAATGCCCTTTGCCCGTGCTTCGCGTTCGTGCTCAGGGTATGCGTTGATGATGGCTTCACGCTGCTCATCCGTGTAGTGCTTGGCATCGTGGATCGTCATGTTGATGACGTTGGTGCCCGTGGGCTTGTCGATCAGGTAACGCTTGACCACATCGGACATACCCAGCAAAGGCGTGAAGGTCACGCACACCTGGCCACCGACAGCCTGCGTGCGGGTCAAGCCCTCAGAGTAAACACCTAGTGGTGGCTCCTCATCGAACCATACCCAATTGACCGTGTCGGCCTGCCACTTGGTGCGACCCTGGTCGTATGAATTGAACTGGATGACCGAATCCTCGCCACAGTCGTGACGCACGACGATGCTGGACACTGCGTCCGGCACGCCCTGCTTCATGCTGGTGTCGCGGATGCACTCATGAGGAATAGAGCCAGTGCCCCATTCGTCGCGCACTTCAGGCGGGCCAAGCAACAAACGCTGCACGCCTTTGCGTGTCAGTTCGGCAGACTCGGACCCGACCATTGCGCGGATCGCGTAAGGGTATCGCGTGCCCTTCCACCAGGCAGGGTAACGGCCAGTCAGGTGCATCGCGGTCTCGAATGCACCGGCCCACGTCTTGCCAAGCTGGTTACCGGCCATGAACAAACGCTCACGGAATGATGCGCCAGCCTGGTGGAAATCCACCTGCTTGGCGTATGGCTTGTATGCGGCCAAGCGGTTGCGCTTGGCGCGAATGTCTTTGATTCTTAGCAGCTCATAGACTTCGAGCTTCTCTTCGTGATTGAGCAATGACAGATCAAGTCGAGAGAGGTCGAGGTCGTCAATCTTCATTTGCTTGCAGCCCTGGATAAGTACATGGCCAATCGATCATCGAGCTGCTCAGACGTGAGCTCCAGGTTGCCGGAGACTTTCATCTCGACAGACTTGAGCTTGGGCTGCGTGTATTGCAACATCTCGTTGAGCATGCGCAGTTTGGTGTCTGCGTCGACGGCATCGACCATGATTGGCTGTTTGGTTTCAGGATCAATACGTGGCTTGCCATTCACATCACGCACGGGAACCCGGCGTTGCAAGATGTTGATCATCTCGACAGCCGGGTCCATGCCAGCCTCACGCAAAGCCTCGGCCACCGCCTTGAGGTTGATGCCCATAGGCTTCTTGCTTGAGATTTGCTTTGCGTGTCGATGCGCAGGCGTGGGGCCAGCAGCCTCGAGGTCCTCGATAGAGGCGAGCCTGGGCGGTGCGCCTGCCAGCTCAGCCAATCGAGTTGCTCCGGTTTTACGTCCCATGTTAATCCTTCATCGCTTTGCGAATAATGCCGTTGCGTGCGCTGATCCCTTTGGCCTTGGCCTTGGCGTCTGCCTTGGATGAAGCGCCCCAAGCCTGCAAGCTCAGCAGCAGCCGGGTAGGCTCGCCGTCTTTGCGCTCAGGACCGGGCATGTTGCCCATCCTGGCCAGGAAGCTCGCGCGACGTGGGTTGTCGCCGGACTTCACCGGAGCTTTGAGGTTCATGCCTTCAGCCTTGGCACTGGCGCGACCCTTCGCATTGAGACCCCCTTCGGGGTTCTTTCCTTCGGATCGTTGCCAGGCTGGGCTCTTCATTGCTTCATCGCCTTGCTGATGATGCCGGTCTTGGCAGTCTTGGCTGACTCCACGAAGTCGGCTTTGCTTGGCGCACCCTTGTCACCTGGTTCGCGCATGCGCTCGTTCGAGCCCGCTGCGATCCTGGCACGTTTTGCCTGGATGTTGGCGTACAAACCGGGTTTCGTTGCCATTAGATTTTGCCGTTGATCAGGCCGTTGTTAAAGCCCATAGGCGCTTTGTATACGCCGCCGCTGCCCTTGTATGGCGTTTGGGTTGTATCTGTACCAGGCATGGGCACGGACACTTTGCTGGGCAGTGTGCCAGCGCCCTGTGTCTGATTGCCGCCGCCGCCCATAGCTGCACCGGTTTTCATCGGATCGCCTGCGGCGCGCATGGTGTTACGTGATGCTGGGTTGGAATAGCTCTGCATGTTTAGCTCCTTGAGTTAGGCCATCAGGCCCGGTTGGGGTTTGCGGCTGGCCGCCTCTTGCTCCCACATCTGGCCATAGTTTTCTGGCCCTTCAGTGGATTGCTCTTGTGGGCCTTCGCCCGATTCTTCTTTGAGGATCATGCCGACGTACTGCAAGCACTCATCGGTGCTTTGACATTGATACGGCTCTCCACCCTCGCTTGTTTCGACAGTCATACTGCCGTCGTCGCCAACGGTGATTGTGATTTGTTGCATGATTTTCCCAATGAAAAAGCCGCCTGATTGGCGGCTTTGTTAACAGTTTTTTGAGACGCACGGTCCCGCGAAGAGTGTAAACCGACGTGCAAACCGGGTCAAGTGCCTGAAATCCTGCAAAAACACAAAATATTTGTTGCGTAAAAACAACGCTTGCAAAACTATTTCTGTTGTATTTGTGCCTAAACTTAAATATTACTGGACAGTGCCTGTCAGTGTGGTACATTTAATTCGTGGTCGGTAACGACCCCGCCCCGAAGGACCAGGGGGATACAAAAAGGGAACCAGCTGATTACGAAGTACCGACCAGGGAACCCAAAGGCCAGACCGCTAAGAACCAGTCCCCCAGACTGACGAGTGCGAAGGATGATCCAGAGGGCAGCGTGCTGCCTTCCGGCGGTGTATCCAGGCGACCGTGACTGCTTGGTACTTTGGAGATCAGCATGGAAAAAGCACTTGCCAAGATCGACTTCAACATCAAGATGTTCGAGTCGTACCGGCCTGATGCGCATGTAACTGCCACGCTCGAACGGCTTCGGTCGGACCGGGCTGCTTTGGTTGCATACGCCAACAACGAACGGACACGAGAGTCATTACCTTACACAGCCCGCGAGTGGCTGTGGGAAATGCCCGACTGGGCTACTTACGGAACTTAACTTCAAGGAGTAAATATGGAAAGCCTGCAATCGCGTTATCAAATCTACGTGGCATGTGCCGAGTCTCTCGGCTTGCCAATCAAAACCTTTGAGGAGTGGTTGAACTCCTAACCCCC